TAATCCAACAGGCGGATCACCGTTATCATTCTATCTCGGTAACGTTGAAAACAATTCAAAGAATATTGAATTAATCGTTAACCCATATATTACACAGCAATATTCTTCAACATGGCTTAATCTCTCAGGTATACCTAATAAGAGTGTACGTCTTTTAAATAATGCACGTCAAACACCACTCGCAAGTGATTCGATATCATTTACCGTAAGCACAAGTGTATCGGGATTACCAGGTGTAGGTTCACCAAACGATACATTTTATACACGTACTGGTGCTACATCAGCCCAATACGCAAGTTTACTCGGTGTATTAGGTTCAACCGATGCTCTATACCCACTCGGTGATTATTCAGCTCAAGATTTATCAGTCAAGACAATCGGTAGTGTACCTACAAAGGTCAACACCATGTTGAGTTATCTTGAGGATCCTGCAGCTTGGCCATTGTCCATTGTAACAGAAGCCGGTCTTGGTACTATCTTTGCTAACGCAAATGGTAATCCAAACACAATCGGTTATTTCGATGATACAGTTCCATATACAACAGGTGTCGGTGCTGCAGGTTATAATAATACATATTACAACCTTAGTGCACAGAACCCAGCAACACCTGCACAGATCGTAACTGACTACAACGCTGTTGCTCAGAACTTCGTTAACTTCGCTGCAAATGTTCGTAAGGATCACCTCTTCATCGCCGATCCTCTTACAAACATCTTCGTAACCGGTCAGGCACCTGGTGTTAAGACATTAGCTAACCCTAATAATAACTTCTCACTCAATATCTACTGGCCATTACGCAATCAGTTTGCTTCATTTAACAATAGCTATACAGCGATCTACGCACAGGTAGTACAGGTATTTGATAATGCATCAAATCAACCAGTATGGGTACCGTTCTCAGGCTTCGCTGCTTCAGCAATGGCAAGAACAGATAGTAACTTCCAGCCTTGGTTTGCTCCTGCAGGATTTACACGTGGTGTTGTAACAGGTATTCTCGATATCGGTTATAGTCCTAAGCAGAAGGAACGTGATCAGCTCTACACAATCAGTCTTAACCCTGTAGCTCAATTCCCTAATGAAGGGTATGTAATCTACGGTCAGAAGACAGCATTGAAGCAGCCAAGTGCTTTCGATCGTATTAACGTACGTAGATTGTTCTTGACTCTCGAAGTACAGACAAATGCAGTATGTCAGTTCTTTGTATTCGAGCCTAACACACTCTTCACACGCACACGCCTTGTAAACACAATTACACCTATCTTTGATTATGCAAAGAATACACAGGGTGTTTATGATTACTTGATCGTCTGCGATGAACGCAATAATACACCTTCAGTTATCGATCAAAATGAATTGATTGTTGACATCTACCTCAAGCCGGTCAGAACAGCAGAATTCATCTTAGTTAACTTCTACGCAACTCAGACGAGTGCTAACTTCAACGAGATCGTAGCCTAAAAGGAACTATTAACGAATAAATAATTACATCTTATGTCACAAACAGCACAAACAATCCAAGGTTTTTATACACAGGCGACAAATTACAATTTCTCGCGTAATTTTAACTTCCGTATTCTTGAAATAACAAGTGATGGCGGCGGAGCATACACAATGTCTGACGGTGGATTGTTGGTGTATGCAAAGACAGCATCATTACCTGCGCGTGAAATTACAAATGTTGCGGTTCCATATATGGGGATGAATTTCAATCTCCCAGGAACCGCTACTTATCCAGATGGCACAGGTTACTCGATCACCTTTTACGCTGATCAAGCTTCAAGTATTCGTCAATTATTTGAAGATTGGTCACGTTGGGTATTTGATGATCAGTCAAGTACTGGACAGTATAATACACCAAGTAGAAATGCTACTATCACACTCGCACAGCTTGATAATCAAAACAATGTAGTTGCAACATATGTTCTTTATGGTGTAACACCACGTAATGTTGGACCAATTAGCTACACAATGGCTGCTGGTGATGGAGCTGTTGTGGAGTTTACAGCAACCCTTGCTTATCACTACTTTGTACGCACTGCACCAACAGGTGGTGCTGTAGTTTCAACTCAGATTGGTGTTCCAACAACATCTACGCCAGCACAGAGTCACCTCTAATTTTTAATATACAACCTAAATAATTAGGTGAGTATTAACAATCCGATTAATTCTGCTATAGCAGGCATTGCAGCTTCTACACCAGTAGCTACTTTACTTACTCAGAGCTTTATCGGTGCACAAGCCGGAGCAGGTTATTCTTCAACAGGCGGTGTATTTCCACGTGATGTATTCTTAGATCAAATCACTACGGTATGGAATACCGCCATACCGATGTCGACACAATGGGTTGTGTTGATTGATCGGTTTCCAACAAGTCTAACCACGCAAATACTACAAGGTTTAGAGCGTGTAGATGGAGATAAATCTGGTTTTGATATTGACGCAGCAAAGCAAATATTAACAAATTACAATAATCAGCAATTAGTTGGATGTTGGTTCGCTCATGAGGTAACAATACCCCAGGAAGAGTTTAATATTGAGAGCATTGCAGTTGCGAATAATCGCGGTTTTTTACCAGGTGTATTAGGTGGAAATAGAAAAATTGAAGCACCGTCATTGAATATTTCGTTTAAAGAAACAACAACATCATTTATTGATTTTGTAATAAGACCATGGGTAATTCTTGGTGCGCACTTTGGTATGACAGCACGTCCTGGCGATGTATCAGGTGGTATAGATCCAAAGAATGTTAAGGTTACGATGAGAGTATTAGAATATACTCGTGCAAATGCAGGTATCTCAATGCTACCAAGAAAATCTTGGGTATTTCATAATTGTGTACCTTACAATGTTTCAGAACAGACATTAGATTACGAGACAGAGAAGTTACAGACCTATCGCACTCTTTGGACATATTCAAATTATACAGTTGGTACACCTATTAATTTAAATGAAATAACCAACCTGTTAAATACTGCAAAACCATTTAATATAAATAGGCTTTAATTTGCCTTTGATGTAGTATTCAGTATACTTTAAGGTATGGTCAAATTTTTATATTCAGTAGATCTTCCTGTATCAGGAAAAACTGTACAATTAACTGAATTATCGTTTACCGAGCTCAAAGACCTTATTAAAAATATAGCTAATGCTAATAATGATATTATTCTCACAGCATTTAACGATATAATTAATACACACTGTATAGAAGATATCAGTAATCTCACTATTATTGATAAGTTATATGCTCTACTAACAATACGAGCTGTATGTTTATCTGAAGCATTAGAGTTAATTATTACTTGCCCGGTAACAAAACAGCAATTTAACGGCGTTATAAGCATTAATGATGTATTATCAAAATTACGAAATAATTGCTTGAAAGAAAAGACAGTATCTTATTCAAACAACCTCGATATAACCTATAGTTTGCCGACATCTCTATACATTAACCGTGATATTATAGATGCGTCAGAAACCGTTATAAACAGTATATCCCTTAATGAACAGTCATTTAGTGACATTACAGCGGAAGTAGTAAACAAACTACCTGCCGTTGTTTTAAACGATGTTAAAGCATATGCTAATGAAGTTTTCTACTATCTGAATAACCTCGAACTTATCAACTTCACATCACCCTATACCTCAGCTGAAGAAGGTACAACAACATTAACAGCAAATGTGTTTAATAACTCTGTTATCGAATTTCTTAAACTCTGCTTTAATAGAGATCTAATGTATTTCTATAAAATTGAGTATTTTCTAATGAAACAATTTCGTATGTCCTACGATCATATGTCGAAATTAACTCCAATAGAAGTAAACGTTTATGTTAATCTCTTCAAAGAAGAACAAGCTGAACAAGAAAAAGCTGAAAAGCAATCAAGCAGCAGTAATAGTGCACCGCTTATTGGGAATCCAATGCAGAATAGTGGCATAACAGGGTTTCCCATATAAGTTAATTGTATATTAATATGACAAATAGTGTTCCCGATATTCTCAAGCAGCTAGATGATCTTAATAAACAATCTGGTATTGATGTGTTTATTCCATCTTTACAGCGTACAGTAAAATTTAAAGCACTAACACTCTTACAGCAAAAAGAACTTTTGAAATCCTCTATTGAGGAGACACTAACAAAGCTTACTTTTATTGTGAGTTTCTATAATATCATTCGTGATAACATTCTAGATACAATTGATATTAATAAGTTATATGTATTTGATCGCACCGCAATTGCCCTCGCACTCAGAACTGCAAGTCTTGATAGCAAATATAGTATAGATGATAATATAATTGATTTAACAAACGTTGTTAACAACATACAGACAATTAACGTACCTTCAGCAGTATTAAATTCTACTATCAATTACCAAAATTTATCTATTGATCTCGAGGTGCCTCATTTAGATGTCGATAAAGATATTAGTAATACCATCTTAACTAAGATAAAAACAGTAAAGCCAGATGACATTAAGACTGTTGTAAGTGAGCTCTTCATTCATGAAATTTTGAAATACATAAAGAATGTCACTTTTAAATCTGATACAGGAGATAGTACTATTAACTTTAATTCTTTAAATGTCGAAAATAAACTAGCTATAGCTGGAAAGTTTCCAACGACTGTTACAACACAGATTCTTGAATTTATTAAAGCATATCGTGATTTTGAAAATCAATACACAAGAGTTGACGAAACAAATATAGAAGTAGACGGAAGCTTTTTCGCGATATAATATTTTAGATTAAATATCATTAATGGACGCGATTCCCATTAATGATTTAAAAGCAGTTTTTGGAGATTACGAAAAGACATTAAAGACACAAACTAAAGTCTTAAATGATCTCTATAAAATTCTTACCGGTGAAAAAGCATTACCCTCTACAAATAGAGCTAATAGTTTTTATGCTAAATTAAATCCGGAAGTCGCGGTTGATAGAGAAGAAAAAGATCAAAAGAAAGAAGCTAGAAAGCAAGATCAACCGACTACTGAAAGTAAGAAGATAAAAGAAGAGCCTAAGAAGACAGAAGATAAGAAAACAATACCGCAATATATTGGTTCAGCAATTAGTTCTGCTCTCAAAGCAGCGACAGCTACTACTATTTTTGATAAAACTAAAGGCAAGCAAATTCAGGGCAAAGATACACCTTATGCACGCGAATTAATTAATATTGAATTTACACCAAAAGCTAAAGTTGAGCTCGAGGATATATTATTTCAAAATACGGTAGAGCTCGTTGATAAGCTTAAGCCGTATTTTGAAGATATAGATAAAACTTTTCGTGACATTAAAAAGACCGCTGATGATCAACAAAAAAAGGCTAAGACACCAAACAAATCACTCTTAGGTTCACTACTCAGTTTACTTGGTCTCGGTGAACTTGGAGAACTCGGTATAATGGGTTTTCTTAAAAAGAAAATTGGTGATCTATTTCGCTGGGTTGGCGGTAAAATTTGGAGTGGTATTAAATGGGTTGGTGAAGTAGCTTGGGAGGCGTTTAAATGGGTTGCAAAAAAAGCCTGGGAAGGATTGAAGTGGGTAGGTGAAAAGGCCTGGGAAGGATTAAAGCAAGTTAGCGAAAAAGTTGGTAAAGGCTTTAAAGCAATTACCAAAAAGATGTCTACAGCTATAAAAGAGTTAGGTGAAAATGTAGGTACACGTATTAAGACTGTCTTTAATTCACTTAAAAATTCAAAATGGGTTCAAAGTGTAGAGGACTTAGGTAAGCGTATCGGAGCAATGCTCGAGAAGAATTTAAGAAGTATACAGAATACACTCAGTAAACGCATATCAAGTATGTCAGAAGCACTCAGTAATGCTGTTAAGGGTATAAAAGGTGTAGGCTCAGAACTTGCTAAGGATGCTGAAAAATCAATGTCTAAAGTAGGTCAGGCTTCTAAGAGTCTACTCAAAGGTACAGAAGAGTTAGCTGAAGGAGCTATTAAGAAAGGTAAATTTTTAAAAGGTAAAGGTGGTCTTATAGGTACAGCTGTATCTGGAGCATTTGAGGCATACGAAGGTAAGAAAGATATCGACACAATTAATGCTAAGCAAAAAGCAGGCATTCTTAGTAAAGAAGAAGCAACTAAACAAAAGGCAGAAGCTATAGGTGGTAGAACTGGAAAATTTGCTACACAGACTGCAGTAGGATCTGTCGGTGCCTTAGCGGGTGCAGAAGGTGGTGCATTAGTTGGCGCAACCGTAGGATCTGTTGTACCTGTTGTTGGTACCGCCATTGGTGCTGCTGTTGGCGGGTTCATTGGCGGTGTCGGTGGTTATATGGCTGGATCTAAACTCAGCGATGTAACAGGGTTAACAAAAGTCGGTGAAGAGAGCGGTAAAAAAGCAGCTAAAAAAATAGCAGGTGTTAAAGAAGATAATAAACCTACAGCATTACCACCTAAGGAGGGTGAAAATAAAATTATTAATTTACCTGCTGTTCAACCGACAACACCTGAAACACCTACTAATAACATACAACCAGTTACACCAGAAACACCTAATAATACGAATATATCTCCCACAGAAGATACCACAAATTTAGATGATGTTCATAGCTCTATAAAAGAGCAAAACGGATTAATTATCAAATTATTAAACTTCATGAAGCAAACAGCAGATAACACTAACGCTATGGCTTCGATGAAAAATCCTGCAAATAATATGAGTGTTATTAACGTAAGCAATAACCCTACAGCATATCTTACAAATCCCATGAATAGCACTGACTTCCGCAGGAAGGCCTTTGCTTAATAAATATCTATATGTCTAATTATCTTTGGTCATTTGCTCCTGCAAATCCTAGCTATACCACAAGTAAGACTTCACCACAAGGCAATAACGCTAGTGGTACAACACCTACGCAGGATGCCATTGTACCAATGCCGAGTTTGTCTCCAGCTGGTATAATTAATGTAGTACGCGATTTTTATTGGACATACTCACCAATAGGTGATACAAGTAGAGCTGAAGTTCCGAGAATACAACTCACAGAAAGAAGATTAAAAACAAATTCTCTAATTGCTCAATTAGAGTATACACTCGGTGCTGCTGTAAAGGGAGCTGCAGGTGTAGCAAGTAATTTTAACGGTGGATCTTGTATTACAAATCTACTGGCAGGTCTAGGTGATAATGCTGGCAAATGTACAGCAGCTGCAATTGGTAAAGTTCTTGGTGGAGCTGCACAAAATACATTAACAGATAACAATACAACGACAAGCTCATCACCTTTTCTATCACCATATAGAAATCTTTATATTACCGAACCAACAGGTTGGGTTTATACATTACCATATTTTGATAATAATCAATCAAAATCCGACAACGCATTCAGTGATTCAGGTGCTGGTTTTGCAAACAATAGTGGAATAGGGCAATTAGCACAAGCTGGTGCTGGATTATTGCGAGGAGCTGCTGAAGGTCTTTCGCAGCTCGGTAGCCCTACCCAGTACACGTTTATTGAAAAAACAAAGTTTTACGATTACCCAGATTCTGGTGAATCAATAGATGTTGAATTTCCGCTCATCAACACAGGTGCTGCAACATATGATGATGTTGTAAGAAATTGGCAATTTTTATATCTTCTTGTTTATCAAAATCGACCTGGTAAAACGGGGTTTAATACAGTAGATCAACCGGTGATATATGAGGTTAATATACCAGGTACAAAATTCTTCCCGTATTGTTATATTAGTAGTTTAAATGTAGAGTTTGTAGGGTCAAGACGTGAGTTAACACTTAAAATACCATCGGTAAATTCCGCTGTTGGCTCTACAGGATCATCTGTTAATGCAACAGCAAGCACAAATAGTATAAATGCTATTATACCAGATGCTTACAAAGTATCTATAACGCTACAGAGTATGACTGCAAATACTAGAAACTTCATGGCGCATATGATCTCTTCGCAAAATGTAATTCAAACAGGTACGACGACAGGTACAACTACGCGGTAATAGATGAATTACGCTATTACAAGCGTAAATACTTACAATATGGATCTCGGTCAGTTTCAAAATTCTATACCTATACTGCCTCAACTAAATTCATTTAGATATGAGCGTATTTTTAAGATGTTTACAACTGATCAAAAGCAGTATTTTTATAATTTACTGCAGTCAGTTTATCTTCCTGATAATATCGATGATACAACAGTATACTTCATGCATGTACAGGAAAATATGCCATGGACAACAGTAAGTTTTAAGGCATACGGTAATATAGAATTATGGTGGTTAATAATGCTTGTAAATAAAATTTACAATCCTTTACAACCTGCAACAGCTGGTATGGTTCTCAAGATAATAAAGCCTGAATATGTGTCATCGATTTTGCAGGAAATCTCAAACGCATTAAAATAATATATGAGCTCAAGCACTACTGCAGATACACTCGGTAATGATAATTTTATTTTTAGCTTTAATCAGCAAAAATATTATTTTCAAGCTGCATTAGTGAGTTTAGACGGAGCAGCACAATACCTCAAACCTACAGCTATCAAGTCATTTGTTATCGAGGATAACTTTAAAGATACATTTCATAAGGGTTATATTATCGTGGATAATATGACGGATTTTATCGAGCGCTCTAATCCACCGAGCGTTACTAACGATCCCTCAAATCCTGACTATTACAGCCCTGCAAAACAAACTACACCAGTTAACAATACATCCTTTCTATTAAAAGGTGAAGCACGCGATATCTTGCATATTGATATAATGCCAATTCTTCAGCAAGATCAAACAGGAGCCAAAACTAATAATGTACCGTTACAAAACGCATTCCGTTTAATATTTGATTTCGCCATATATAACATGGAAGAGATACCGGGTGACAAGCCTTCTCATAAAGATAAAAAATTTTATTTTCATGATTTATATTATCAGTTGCTAACTGAAAAGAATGTACCTTTCTCTACATCAAATTACCTAACAAATAATAGTGGTATTAGTAATTTGGATAATACCGAAAGAGCTATACCAACAGGTATAGCAATACAAGCATTATTGAGTGAAGCCTTTCCGCGCACAAGTCAATACCCACTCGATATCTACTATGATAACGGTAAAGGTGTTACAAAAACAACAGCACCTATAACAACACAGACAGCAAGCAAGTATGATCCTACAAATACAGCATGGGATATCGGCGGTAGTTCTATTTTTTATTCCACACCATCAAAATACAAAGTAATAGATAGTCTTAATTATTTGTTAGCAAGACATGTATCTAACGCTGATAGTAATTACGATCAATGTTTTCTTAGATTAGAACGTTCACCGCGTGCAATGTCATTTAAGAGTCTTAAGCAATATTTTGATGATGCACTCAACGGTAAAAATACAGGCGAAATTTATTTAGAAACTGTAAGAATAGGTAATTACGATAATAGTGACGCACAAGATTTTGTTAAGAATAGTCCTTTTACACCAGTTGATGGATTATATTTTTCAAACATCGGTACAATAAAGAGTTATACATTTGACAATATGGCGGGTATATACGCACAGTCAGAACTTGTTTCAAATTTCGTTCATAGTTATACTTACGGTAGCAAACAATTTAATATTGATATTGAAAGAAATTCTGTCATTCAATCAATGAATACATATTATAAAAATTATGTAGATAATATGTTAGCAGGCGGTGATGATCAAAGTGCTAACCCATACCCCAACTTTGCACCCGGTACTATTCGTAGTACGAATATGAATATCAATAATGTTTTTAGTACCGTAGAAAATGACGCTAATACAAGATTAGCTTATGGTAGAAATAAATTCTTATACGCCAGCACGCTTACAAATAATTTAATATCTTTTCGACTTAAAGGTTCAACGCACAGACAAGCAGGTCGTTTTATAGGTATAGATCGTGATGGAGCTATGACAGATAGTCAGTTTGATGATAAGATATTAGGTGTATATTTTATTGTGGAAGTAAGGCATGTATTTAGCGGAGGTGAATACTATAACGACCTACACTGTATTAAGACGTATAACACGTTACCGATACCTAACACTGATTCAACTTATCTCTTTTCGAAAAACATATAACCTATGGCAACGAACGATATTACAAACAAAATACCATTAGGACTGAATAAAGGAGCACAAAACTTTATTACGAGTGCACCTGGTCTAGCGGATGCCAACATTAGTACATCATTTCAAATTTTATCTACAGGTACCAATTACTTACAGACAATTTTACAGCCTAGTCAAGGTGATAATGTATCTACCGTAGAAGTCCAAGCAGCTATAGCCTATCGAGATGCTTTTAGACGCGGTGATGTTGTTACAGCTCTTAGTAATTTTTATACATACGCAGCAAAGAACTTTTTTGCAGATGATAATTTTTCTTTTGATTCTATTGTATACTGGTATCAAAAAATAAAATTTGCAAATAAGGAATTAATATCAGTTAGTAGTCCAGATTCGACATTTTATGATAAGATATTACCTAATTTAAATCCTGCGGTCTCGAAGATCATTACATCAGGATTTGGCAGTGGATACAATTTACAACAATCAATTTTTCGTAGCGGAATAGGAGCTTCTATCGGTAGCTTGCTAGGTAAAGCGCAAAGCATTGGTAATGCTGCGCAAGCTGCCTTAGGATCAATACCTGGTGTTGGCAGTGCATTGCAGAATTTATCGCAAGATTTATCGCTACCGAGCTCGTTAAGTGATACTGGTATACCCAATCAGTCATTTTTAGATAACGTAAGCGATAGCATTGGTTCGTTAACTAATTCTAAATATCTACAACTCGATTCTACATTACCAATTTTTGACGTTACACAGGAATATTATGGTGTACCTATACCATATTCAACATCAACTGATAGCAAAATTAGTAATAATACAAGAAATATTGCCTACAATCTCAGTAAAGGTGCTACCGCTTTAATGAGACGTAACCTAATTAATATAGCTTATACCCAACCTGCTGTACAGCAAAATATGGCCTCAGATGCTACTGTAGCCCACGGTCTTAACCTAATTAACGATCTACCAACATATGTACAGCTCAACAAAGCAGTACCAATTTTAGTACAATCGCTTCAAAATTCTTTTAAACTCGAACGTGTATTTTTGTTTATACGTTATTTGAGTAATATAGGCAATAAGCTATCAATCAATCTAAGAGATATATTTCCAGTTGAGCCGGGCGACAAAGATTTTACTGTTGTAACATCTGAAGAACGCGCACAAGCCAGTGCTGCGGAAGCTAAGAGCATTTCCGACGATGCTATTATTAATTCATACACCGAACAGCAAGGTATAAATTATGCGGGTGCTTATACTGCAGGTCCTGGTGGCCAATTCTATAATAATGGAAATCCATCATCGGGTAGTTTTGGTATACCTGCTTCTTCGGGCGCAAATCCTGCTACAATAGCCGCAGCAAAGACGCAATCTCAATTACTCAATCAGCAAATAGATGCTTCTGGAAAGACTATTGCAACATATACAGGTACAAACGGTAAGCAGTATATGGATCAGCAATCATTCCTTGATTACACTACACAACGTCTACAGAATTCACCGCTTCTTTCAACACCTATACCAGATGCGGCTAATTACCCAGCACTTGCAGGTCACGTTGACGCAAATGGTTGTGTAAGTGATCCGAAGGCTTGGGCAAATTTCATGTGGCAGACAACACAATGCGAAACCGGTGGTGGCGTTGTACAGTATCAAACTGGACCAAGTGATCCTGGCGGATCATATGGTGCTTTCTCTGTCAGTCCAGCTCAAGCAAGTGCTGCAGGTTATAATGTAACACCTGATCAATTACAGAATCCTAATTTAAATACTAATGTGGGTATTTCACTTGTTGAAAATGAAATTGTAAAGAGTGGAGCTGTTAATGGCTTATATGTTAGAAACGGTGGTGCATTCGCAGGTTTAACAATGAGAAAACTACAAGGACAAGTAGCTATCTAAAATAATGACAACGGCAATATCACAAGAAATAGCATCACAAGTAGGTACGAATACCGCTAGTATTCCTGGTACAAACGGCGGCCGTGTAGCGTGTGCAGCAGTTGTCAATCAAGTTTTTCAACACGTTACAGGCAGTACTATTACTGGTACTACTGGTCAAAGTTCAAATCTATCCGTATCTGAAACACTTCAAGCCATACAAGCAAATCCTGATAATTTCACTCCTGTAACACCAGAGCAAGCTGCAGCCAGTGGCCAAGATTACGTTATCGTTTCGAGTCACGATATAGGTAGTAATGGTAGCCATATAGGAATCGGCAACAGTAGTACAGTTTGGTCAAATTCTTCCTCTTCTGCATCAGTACAGCAGAACTATTCAACTAACTCATGGCAAAACCATTTTGGTAATACACAATGTTATTTGATCAATAACTCAGCAGAAGGCTCATCAATGATGAATCATGCTGTTAATACCTTCCAGAATGGCGGTACATCTGTACTACCAATAGCTCCAAACGCTTATTATCAATACGCTTCACCGGGCAGCAATGGCTCTGCTTTTGGAGGAGGTGCAATAGGAGGAACAGCCGATCAGCCATTAACACCTGATCAAGCTATAACTCTTAATAGTCAATTCTTCAATAGCCTCGGTCCTGGTGCAACAGCAGCTGTTCAACCCTTAGATGCTCTACAAAGCAAAGCTCAGAATCCATATAGTAATAAACAATTTATTGCGCCTGTATCATTAACATTAAACGTTGAAGGTGCAATAATTGATATTGATCTTTTAACAAGAAGTCTTATAACAAATTCAAAAAATACTGCAAAACAAAATAGTGTACTCGGATTTACACGTACACAAAATGTAGGATCTAGTATAAGCATCCTCAATCCACCAGTAAAAAAATTAAGCTTAACACAAGGTACAACTACTTCAACTAATACTAATGATTTGTTTGCAAATCAACACAATCTAACAAAGTCTATTTTTAACACAGGTAACGCTGGTGTAGTGCAAAATCTCACCAACCGATTACCTAATATTAATTCATTAATAACAGGTAATGCTAGTATAGCAAACGCTCTAACTACTATAAATTCTTTACCAGGTATCGCAGGGTCACTCAACGGGTTGATTAACAACCCGCTCGGTGCACTTACACAATTTGTTGGCCAAAATTTACCTGCCGGTCTACCGTCAACAGTTAACGCTGCTGGTGGAGCACTCTCTCAAGCGTTTAACTTAGCTTCAAGTATTGGATCCTCCAACATACCTGCAAGTATTACAGGTGCTGTACAGTTAGCTTTACAAGTTAAAGCAATTGTCTGTAATTTAATTATACCAAATATCTCTATTCCGGATATTCAATCGTTGCTTAAGACAAACTTTACAGCACTTGAGAAACAAATTAAGCAATTGATCCTACATGAACTCCAAGAAATTGTTGATGAAGTCATAAATCCAATTAAAAAAGTTATTGATGAAATTGCTGACTTCTTTAGTCCTGAACATCTCAAGAAATTGCTTGCAAGCTTAATACCTGATGTTAACGAATTAATTAAAGGCGTTGTTAATGAATTTACAAAATGTAATAACGGACCTGCAGCTAAGAAGAATGATTTATCAGGTAAAAATCCTACAGGTACAGCGCCTGTTGCAACAGCAACAGCAGCAGCTACTGCACCTGCGGAACCTGCATCTGTATATACAGCAGATGTAGTAAGTTACGGAGAAACACCTACACCTACTATAGAAACAACATCACCACTTATTCAGGAAAATAATGTACTCGCACCCGGTACACCAGGTTCAATAATTTCACAAGAATACATTGATAACTACAATCAACTTTACGGGCCAGCTGCTCCCACACCATCGTCTGAAAGTTTATTAATAAGCCCTACAACACCTGGAGCAGCTCCAGCTCCAGCTCCAGCTTCAGGTCAAGTACAAATTACCTATAGTGGTAGCACTCAAGCTGCAAATATACCAACAGGATTACCTAAAGTAGTGCCGCTACAATGATGCTCATTAATCCTGTATTGCTTTATTTTCAATAATCTCAGCTTGAATAGGTTTAGCATTATTCGCTAAGTTTCTTAACACTTCTTCACGTGTCAACATTATCTTAACACCAGCGTCAGCTTCTTGAAGTTCTTTCTTTGCCTTAATATCCATTTCTTTGAGTTTTATTGATGCATCACTCTTTTTGTCTTGAATATTAATCTTATTGAGTGTATCCATAGCAGCAGCAGTAGCATTAATTAAACCTGATAGCGCTTCAACATCTTCTGCATTCGGAGCTGAAATAATAAAATCCTTTACTGTAGCTACCATTTCAAGAGCATCCTCAATAAGATTTGCTCCCTTCTCTCTAACAAATGTTTCTAGTTCTTCTTTTTTTAAAGGTTCGCGAACTGTTTTAACCTTTTCAACTACTTGATTGTTTTCTCTCAGTTGATCGATTAAAGAACCAATCATATCTTGTACTTCATCACTCATATTTGCACAAATTACTTATTACAGGTTGATTTCTTTTCTAGCTATTATACTATAGTATATATGCCCGATATTGATCCAAATTTAATGTATATGCCTGTTTTGAAGTTTGAAAAGACACATGAGTCTGCTAAACTACCAACAAAGAACAATGAATCTGATACTGGATACGATGTATATAGTGTAGAGGATAAAGTTATTCCTGCTCGTGGAAGTGCAGTTGTCGGAGTAGGCTTGAAGTTTGCTTATATTCCTGAAGGTTATTGGGTAAAGGTAGAGTCAAGAAGTGGACTTGGATTTAAGCATGGTATTCACGCTCATCCCGGTATTATTGATAATGGTTATCGTGGTGATGCCGGGATTAAATTGTATAACAACACGGACGTAAATTACGAGATTAAAGCTGGTGATCGTATTGCTCAATTTGTTGTTTATATGAACTTTCCTATGACTGTTGAATGGGGTAGTGTAGAACAATCTGACCGCGGTGATAAGGGATTTGGTTCATCTGGTAAGTAATGAATTACGATTTTTCATCTCTATGGGTAGAAAAGTATCGACCTAAAAGTCTAACAGACTTTATTGGTAATACAGAAATTAAGGATTCTATAGAGTCATTTCGCTCTAAAGAGGAGATACCTAATCTTCTTTTTATTGGTACACCAGGTATTGGTAAGACATCGATTGCTAAAATTATTGTTAATGATATCCTTCAATGTCAATATCTTTATATTAACGCTTCTGATGAAAATGGTATTGATACCATTCGCAATAAAGTAACTCATTTTGCACAGACCAAGAGTTTTGATGGTAAGATTAAAGTCATTATTTTAGATGAATGTGACGGTGTATCTCTTGAAGGTCAACGTGCATTGAGAAATACAATGGAAGAATATGCCGGGGTTACTCGCTTTATTCTTACAGCAAACTACAAGTACCGTATTATCCCAGCGCTTCAAAGCCGTTGTCAAAGTATTGATCTTACACCACCTATTGA